CACAGGTATTTTTAGTTCTGCCGCAGATACTTTTAATGTGGCAACTGCTGGTGTTGAAAGAATGGAACTAGGAGCAACAACAATTTTTAATGAAGATGGTGCAGATGTAGATTTTAGGGTTGAAAGTGATAACAAGACAGCTATGCTATTTGTTGACGCTGGAAATGATCGTGTTGGTATAGGAACATCAAGTCCAACAGGTACATTATCAATATCATCTGGTTCATTCCAAAGTACTACTCCTACCTCTACTGGTGATGATATTGTTATTTCTGGAAATCAAAGTTTAGGAATACAATTTTTAACTCTTGCTTCTGGGAGTAGCAATAACAATATTTATTTTGGAGATACAGACGATCCAGATATAGGCATGATTAGATATGCTCATGCGAATAACTCTTTGCAATTTAGAACAAACACATCAGAACGTATGCGTATAGATTCTTCTGGAAGGTTGCTTTTAGCAGCCACTAGTGCTAGTGGGGCAGATTCAACTGCTGATGAATTGGTTATAGGAAATACATCACAGGGTAATAATGGAATGACTATTGTCACTAATAATGCTAATAATGGTGTTCTGTTTTTTGCGGATCAAGATAATTCTGTTCAAGGTGGTATAAGATATCAGCATGGTGCTGATGTAGCACAATTTTATGCTGGTGGAAACGTTGTTTTAAATTTAAAAAATAAAGGTGTTGGTATAAATGAAACCTCTTTTGCTGCAGATGCTTTGACAATAAGAGGAGGAGACACAGACGATACCCCTAGTTTAATTCTTAAAAGAGCCACAGATGGTACTCAAAGTTCGGGTGAGATTATTGGAAAACTACAGTTTACAACCAATGAAAATAATGTAGATAGTGGAAATTATCAACCAAGAGTAGAAATTCAAGGTGAGATAACTGACACTGTTGGTGGTGCTGCTATGGTTCTTTATACGGCTGCTGGAAGTGCGACCTCACCAACAGAACGTATGCGTATTGATTCGTCTGGAAGGCTGCTTTTAGGAACTACTACGGAAGGGCATACAAGTGGTGATAATTTAACTATTGCAGCAACAGATGGGGAAGCTTGTGGAATAACTTTGCGTTCTGATACAGATGAAGGTGGAAGAATATTTTTTTCTGATGGAACAAGTGGTGCTGATGAATATAGAGGAGTTGTGGGATATAGCCATGGTACAAACTATATGTACTTTTCAACTGATGCTTCAGAACGTATGCGTATTGATTCGTCTGGAAGGTTGCTTGTAGGTGGTACAGATGCAAGTGTTGTTCATACAAATGCAGATGATGTCGTTATTGGTAATACAAGTGCTTCTGTAGCTGGATTATCTATAGCAACAAGTACGTCTGGCTATGCTACTTTGCAATTCTCAGATGGTGCTGGCAGTAAAAATCAAGGACAGATTGCTTACAATCATGCAGATAATTCTCTAGCTCTTACAACAGACTCTAGTACACGAATGACTATTGATTCGTCTGGAAGAGTGATGATGAATACAACAACATTGTCTTTAAGTAAGTCGCCAATGTTGGAAGTTAAATCAGATTCTAATACTGCTGCTGATTTTGCTGCTGTGTTTAGTGCTAATAATCAAACGGCAGCTATTGGTATAAGTTATAACCAGATTGATTCTTTTGATAATAATAATACTGCAAATTTACATCTGCTTACAAATGGCACAGAACGGATGCGTATAGATTCGTCTGGTGACGTGATGATAGGGTCAACTAGCTCTCTTGGTAAGCTTACTGTATCTAAAGACCAAAATTCCACCTCAAGTGGTACTTTTACTGGCCCACATCTCCGATTAAATGCAACTAATACAACAGATAATGTAGGTTTTACAGGCATAGCATATTCTGTAAGTACACTTACAAATTATGGTTGGACTTCTGGTGCTCAAAGAGTCTCAGGAAGTGGAACAGATGGTGCATTTGTATTCAGACACCATAGCAACAGTGCGACAGGTACAGAATTTGTAAGAATAAATAGCGATGGGCAACTTTTATTAAAAACTACAGGTGTAGGTGTTGGATTAGGAGGAGTAAGACTACAAAACCCTGACGTTGGTACTTCTAGATTTGGTACGTCAGGGTCAGGTCAAATTACATATATTCAATTTGTTAATAATAATGGAGATAGTGTCACTGGTAGTATTAGTGGAAATGCCTCATCTACAGCTTTTAATACGAGTTCAGATTATAGATTAAAAGAAAATGAATCTCTTATATCTGATGGAATCACAAGATTAAAACAGTTAAAGCCATATAGATTTAATTGGAAATCTGACAGTTCAACTATAGTAGATGGATTTTTTGCACATGAAGTTAGTTCAATAGTGCCAGAATCTATTACAGGAACAAAAGACGCTGTTGCTGTTCAGGAAGATGTTGATAAAGGAATTGCAGATGCTATAGGAGATCCAATCTATCAAAGCATAGATCAAGCTAAACTTGTTCCCTTACTTGTAGCTGCTGTACAGGAACTTATAGGTAAGGTTGAAGCTCTTGAAGCAGCTTAGTATAATTAGGATAAATTAATTTATTATGCCCACACCAGAAGAAAAACTTAATGAAGTGCAAGAACGCTTCAATCAAAATGTTGCTCAAGCACAACAGATTGAGCAGCAGATAGCAAAACTACAAGAACAACTAAGAACTTTACAGCAACCTTTAATAGAAGATCAGGGTGCTATAAAAACTCTTAAGGAGCTTGTAGAACCTGTTAAGCAAACTGCTTAACTTTATAAACCTTTATTAATTATTATCATGGCTGTTACTTGGGATGTTGTTAGTTTAGATGCAACAAAAACTGTCGGAAGTTTATCTGATGTTGTTACCACTGTTCACTGGACTGCCAGTGACTCTGAAACTGTAGGAAGTGGCGATTCTGCTGTAGTACATGCTGGCTCTGCTTACGGCTCTGTAGGGCTTGCTGAAGCTGATAGTGGTTCGTTTACTGCTTATGCTTCTATTACTAAAGACAACGCTATCGCATGGGCTAAAGCTGCAATAGGTTCTGATGAAGTTACAGCTATTGAAACAGGTATTGCTGCACAGATAACAGAATCTAAAACACCAACTAAGACTTCTGGTGTACCTTGGTAGATATAACGGAAAGTCCTACATAAAGTGGTGCTAATGCACAGATTCCACAAAAAGTTATAATAGTTACAGGTACTAATGCTTTTGCAAAGGCTTCTTTCATCATGTTTCAAAAAATAGCAAATGTTTTAAGTATTGTTTCTTTTCTGATGGTAGCATCAATGAGTGGGGGAGCATACTTTGGATATAAATATTTAACTTCAGAGCAATTCAAAACAAAAATGATGAATGAGGTTTTAGGCAATGTTCAATCACTTATGCCTAAAATGTTAGATAATAAAATTCCAGAGGTAACAGGCCCATCATTACCTATACCACTAAAATAAGTGGAGATCCCACAGGTTGTTATTCCTGAGATACCTGTAATTCATATACCTACAACAAATCAAAGTCTTAATATAGCTTTGCCTAGAATTGATATGGCTGGCTGTACAAAGACCCACAGGGATGTTTCTGTTAAGAATACACAGATTATATCTGATGACCCAAACGGAGCTTTCTATAGCTGTCCAGCAGGTCATACAATACCTTCCTATATACCAATAAACTATGATCCTAAAAAATTAGAATATATTGAAGAAAGTAAACCAGAACCAATAAATACACCACCACCCCCACCTAGAGAAAATCCAGAAATTCCACCTAATGAAGAGAAAGATATAGTTTCATTAACAGATTGCCCTGACCCTAATTCCAGCAGAAGAGTTGGTGATTATGCTAATGATAAGAAGCTAGAGAGGATTGTTGCTTTTGAAAGAGATAGCGAGGGGATCTGCCAAACAATCTATGAGCCAGTTCCTTTTCAAGAACAGTACATACCACCAGTTAGTCTTATTATTAATACTGTTATTATTGGTCTGGTCGCTGGTGGCTCTGCGGTTCTGGTTCCGATAATTCAAGGTATTGCTAAAGCTGGTATTAAAAATTTAGGTAAAAAAATAGCAAAGAAAACTAATCAGGATTAATTACATGAGTATGTGGAATAACTTGATTAGGTTTAGGTTCTAAATAAATATCAGCACATAAGTTAAACCAAGGACTATCTTCTTTTACTCTTACACCATTAGCCAATAAATTTCCACATTCTCTAATCCTAGCAATTTGCCAATCTAACCTTTTATTTTCTAATATTTGTTGTTGTAATTTTACTTGTGTTGTAGCTGCTGTCTCGCAAGTAGATTGCAATGACCTGTCAAGTGGGATAGTGAAATTTAAACTAAATCCTGTATTAATTGCAAAGGAATCTTTGTTTGTACCAGAATAATTTTCTTGATAAAATAATATATCACCAGCATTGTCTGGTACTCCATCATCATTAGCATCTGTCGGGTCGTAATATGGTGTTTCGTAATAATGATCAAAAGGTTTTCTATAGTTAGAACCAAAAGTAACAAAAGGAGAAAAGGTAAGAGTCGCTCCCTGACAAACTATATTATTTCCAAACTGATTCGTGGTCATATTGCCTGTAAGCGATTGGATTGCCATATTCGTAACGGAACCATTATTCGATTGTGAAACAGCGTTAGCAAAGGCTTCTAGGGGTGTTAGAGCTATTGGGAAAAGACAGAGGTAGATGTAACTACTGATTCGCTTTCTATTTGCCTGTTGATGATTGTCATATTTTGAAGGCCAGCACCATGATATGTTTCTGTAAATTGAAAGGCATTTCCGTCTGATACTGTCCAATTTGGTTTTTGATCTAAGTCTAATCCTGTCCATGTATATACAGTTCCGTTTACAGTTTCATTAATAGTTGTGGGAGGTGGTGAAATACTATTAGTGTCCATAGAAACCCCAACCCCTGTAACTGTATATTCATATCCTGTAGCGTAGTCAAAACTGGTAATTGTTTCTGATACAGAAGTGGTTGTATTTGTAGTTGAACTAACTGTACCTGTAGTAAACGCAGGTGTAATTGGCTGTGCATTAACTGGTATGACATAAAAAAACAGTAATAGTAAAAGTTTTTTCATTCATTATTGAGTAGTAACTG